TAACTGTTGGTGTATCTGTTAATTCTTTACCAACTGCTCTTTCAAGTCTTTGTTGTTGTAAATCAAGTCTAATTTCCTCGTCAGAGAAACCAAGTACGTGTTTCTTAGCCCAAGATACTGATACAGGCGCAATACCTTCGATAGCGGTAACTGCGTCCTTGTATAATAATATTTTCTCTTTCCAAACATCAACCTTTAATAAATCCGCTTGTGTAGATGGATTAGTTAATGTTAATGTAAAGTTTGATAACTCATCTTCAAATCCTAATAAGAATAAATGTATAATTGCAACTTTGTTCAATTCTTGCAACATACTTTTTTGTATTCTATTGATAGTTCTTGCAAAACGAATATCTAATAATGATAAATTTTTACCGTCCCCTACAGATTCCTCAAACCCTAAATAAGCTTTGGGTATTCTTAATGCGGTAACTAATTTTTTCTGAATATATTCGATATCCGCAATTTCTGAAAGGTTTTGAGCTCCAGGTAATGTTGTGATTGGGTCTGGTGCTGCCATATCACGAACAGGAATAAAGTAATCTTGGTCAACCGCCATTTGATTAAATCTCATATCGACATTACCAGTTTTACTATCAACAACTTGGTCTCTTTTAAATTTATTGGCAACACGTTGTACATACGGTTCAACATCCTTATCATCCATATTACCAACAAAGACCTTGAATATTCTTCTCTCAGGTGCACGTGATGTACGATAAATCAACATCGCATCTTCAGATAATAAAAGTTGTTTCCAAATACGTCTTGCCTTTTCTAACATAGAGGTACCGTAAGGAAGTTTTCTATCGTCACCTAACAACCTAAAATGGGCAATTTCCCAAGTGTTAAATTCCATATCCCTATTCTTCCAACTAAATCTTAAGGCTTTTTGTTCAGATTCATTATTATCTAAATTAGATTTACCTTTCATTCCTCTTTCAACCCTTTCAATTTCAATGTTTGGTAATTGCATACAACCAACAACACCTTTTTCAGGGTCTAATTTTAAGTAAACAAAATTATCACCATATTTGCAAGTGTTTCTTGTCCACATCGCTAAATTGGTATTGATATCTAAATTATTATTAAATAAATCTGTTAATACAGATTTAATTCTTTTTGATTCTGAATAGATTTGTAATATGTAACCGTTTTGGTCTGCCGTTGTAGATTCTTCAGCATATATGTCTAAAGCTGCCGATATTTCAGGGGTATATTCCATAGATTCATAATCATAGTATGACGCCAATCTTGTTGGTTCAAAGTAAACCCCCTGTGTGTATAAATTATTCTCAATCTTAGTCCATTGGTTTGCCAAATAAACGGTTTGTTGTGCCTGTAATTTAGCCTTTTCGTATTCCTGTTGACTTGTAGTCTTAAGTAATTCTTTCTTATCATATCTAAAAGTTGGGTAGTCCTGATTCAATAATGAATTGGGACCAAAGGTCTGTGATAACCTTTGCCAAACCGTTAAATTGTTATTTTTATTATTTTCCATATTTTAAATTTAATCAATCAAAAAAAATTATAAAGGTTATCTTCGAGAACCTCCGAACAACCATAAATATTTTTGATAATCATTTTTAGTCGCCTCATTATTATAATTATGATGATTTGGCATTCCAGCTGGAATTACAGGGTTGAATGCAATATTTCTACTTGCTTCTTCGTTATTATTAACAGTCCAAGAACTTAACATTGCTTTAGTTTGTTCAGTTACTTTTGTTAATTGACTAAACGAATTTTCACCGACATATGTCGCCATAGCAATAGCCATAATTAAATCATCGTGATGTCCTTTTTGGTGGTCAGGTCTACCATTAATGTAAATAAATGTATTCATCTCGTTAAAGAGTCTATTACTATAGATTCTAAACCCGTGTCTCATACACTCTTCAAATGAAGATATAATTTGAACTCTTTTATTGTTAAAGTTTATACCAGGGATTTTATCTAAAGCTTTAGGGTCATACTTCCATTTATTCCCCATTTCAACACCATCAATATATAAGTTTTTGTAACCCATTTCTTGTAATTTTCTTGCGGTAGAAACACCCATACCACCAGTGATATCAATTACAATAAAAGCATTATACATCATCGCCCATTTATACGCAATTTCCGCAGCAACATCAGGTGGTATTTTCCCTATATATTCTAGTACTTGTTCTCGTTCGTCAAAATCAATAATAATCATAGATGTGAAATCCTCAGAGTCACCTCTTGATACGTCGACACCCATAATGTATTTATGACCCTGTATTGGCTCTTTCCATATCCATAAAGCACCCCCCATCATTTTATTGATGGGTTCCCTCAACATATTGTGATGTATGTCTTGTAATTGTTTAGAATCAAATACATTATCACCTGAACCTAAAAAGTTACATTCTAACTCCTGAGATACTTTACGTTTATCGTATTTAAGTTTTTTAACCATACCCTCAAACCAAGACGAAGTTGGTTTAAATCCCGCCGCCATTTTTTCTTTAATTTCATCAAAGTCTCTTTGTCTTGGGTCTATATTAGAGTAATCAATCATCTCCACGTTAGAATAGTCTTCTCGATTTAAAAAATAATGTATTAAATCCTCAACTTTTAATAATTGGAAATCTTTAGTATATCTTGGGTCTTTAAACCAATACATTTCAGATATTTTAAATTCATTCATACCTCTTAACGCTTGGTCGTATATTTCATAATAAATTGGGTCATACCCGTTTGGAGTTGACACAACGATAACTTTACCCCCTGTAGATAGGGACGCCATACAAGCAGCCCAAAAGTCACTGTCCGCTTCAATATATGCGGCCTCATCAAATACAAGAATTGTAGGAGTATAACCCCTTAAGGCATCTCGTGATGTTGCAACGGCTTTAACTTCACATCCGTTAGTTAATTTATAATGTCTTTGTGAATTTTTTTCTGATGAAAACCCTACTCCTGTCCAGTTAGGCCACTGTTCAGTAAACCCTCGAATTTTATTCGCCATCTCAACCGCAGTATCTAATTTATTGGCAATTATTAGAATTTTTTCAGGTTTTTTCTTAGACGCAAAAACTAACTTCTTTGATGCCCAAGCGGCGGTTACTGTAGATACACCCGCTTGTCGGTATTTTAATGCAATGTTTTCGTTATAATTTTCGTAATCCTCAAGTAGAGATACTTGGTCTGGAAATAGTTCTAATGGAACATACTGAGATACAGTATTATCGTAGGTTTGTAAATAAGTTTTAAGTGCGTAAGGAGTATTCTTTACGCACTTAGTGTATTCTAATATTAATTGTTCTTTTGTAAATGACATACATTACTTAGGTCTTGAGATACCCAAGCCACCTAAGAAGTCGTCAAGTCCGTCATCATCATCGTCATCGTCATCATCACCGTAACTACCTAAAGAATCTTCTAAGTCTTGTTTCTTTAAATCAGATACTATGTCGTTAACCATATCTTTAATGAATTTTTGACCTTCAGGACTACCCGATAATATTTTTTTAGCAACGTTAAAAAACTCTTCGGTTTCTAACGCTGAAAATCTTGCAAATAGATAGTGTTGGATATGTTTTTTATCGTCATCAAATAACTCTATAGGATATGCTTGTAAAAATTTCTCCCAAATAACAGGTCCTAATCTTAAGTCCCAAATTTCATTCGGTAGGGTATCTGTACTACCCATAATCATTTGTTGTGATTTAGGGTCATCAGGTAAACCGTGAGTACCAAAAACTTCCATAACACCTTTAATTAATTCGTGAAGTAATACTGGAAAAAATACACCTCTTGCCTTAATTGTAGGTGGGTCTGTTTGGTCATCAATTTCTTCTTTACCCGCCATACTTTGTTCGTTACCCGCCATCATCATAACCGACTCATCTGGCATCAACCAATAGATTAAGTCATTAATTGACATTAACGTACCATATAAACTTACTAAATCAGGATTTATTTTATTTAAAGATTCTCTACTTAATTCAAACATATAATGTCCTTTTTTAGATGAACCTTGTATTAACGCATTAATAAATCTACGTTTAGCCTTTTCTCTATCAAATTTTTCCATTGCAGACATAAAGTCCTCAAGGTCTTGTTCCGCTTGTTGACCAAATTGAGCTTCAATTTCTTCTTCTTCAGGTTCTTCACCTTGTTTCTGAAATCTACTTTGGTCAATACCACCCATAGGTACTAATTTAGCATCAAATTGAAATTGGTCAGTAATTCCCATTTCATCTTTAACTAACTTTACCGCTAATTTTTCTAAATAATCTTTGTTTTGAGATTCAATCTGTAATACTTTTTGTACCGCACCCATTAACGCTCTTTGTAATTGCATAAAAGCGTTTTGGCCTGTAATCTCTTGCATTCCTGTATACCTCTTAACTTTCTCAACAACATCTTTAAATCTTTTAGATGCTACTAATTCTTCAAAATTATCGGGAGTACCATCTTTATCCACATCAGGAAAAGCAGGGTTCTTAGATAATGTTGTTTGTTGTAATTTAAGCTTTCTCTCTAAATCAGGATTCATTCTTTCAGACCCTGAATATTCAATTGCTTCTTTAGTATCTTTTTTTAATTTTGCCATTATTTCTTAAATTTAATTCCTAGTGAGTCGAATGACATCCAACTTGGCATAGATTTCTTAGCCTTTGGTGCTGGTGATGTTTTTGGTTTATAAGGACTATCCTTATCTGGTTTTGGTGGTGTTTTAGTACCAGGTTTTGTTGTTGGTGCAGGTTTAGATGGTGCCGTTTGTTCCTTAGTTTCTTTTTTAGCTTTAGGTGCTGGTGAAGTCTTAGGTTTGTACGGACTGTCTTTATCAGGTTTTGAAGGTGTCTTAACAGGTGTCTTAACAGGAGCCTCTTTAGTATCCTCACTTACTTTACCCATAGACATTATTTTACCAATTGGTAAACTCATTTTTTTCTCTTCAACCATATTAATTAAATCTCCTTTTTTCATTCTTGGTTTGATATGTTTTTCAACCAAAGATAAGATTTTATTTTCTAAAATCACATCAAAAGGTAATTTATTTTCATTCATTGATTTTTTAATAGCTTGAACACATCTTTCAAACTTAGGAGTTTTCTTAGGTCCTAATTGACTATGACAAATAGCCCAAGGATTTGGTTCAAATTCTTTTTTAGATTTCTTCTTTTTGTTTTCTGTCATTTCACCCTCATTTTGAGTAGCGTAAATATTACCTGAAGAATCTTGTTTAATTGAAACTCCATCTACGACCGCTCCTGTTGTTTTTGCCGCGGATGCTGGAATTTTAGTTGTTTTTACTTGTTTAGTAGTTTGAGTTACTTGTTCCTTAGTTTCTTTCTTTGAATGGTCACATTTACAGTTTTCCATTCCACACTTAGGACAAGTTTCTTTTTTACCCTCAACTAAATTTTTGTGTAACTTATCAATCTCTGACTCGCTTAAAGTCATTAACGTTCTTTGGCTAAGACCAAATTTAACTAGATTCGCATATTTGTTAGTTTTCATATACTACTTTTTTTTCAAATTCAAGAACGATATCTCGTTCATATAATTTATCTTTAATTTCTTGTTCTGATTCACCAAATCTAAAAACAAGTCTTTTAGTTGTGGTAAAATCAATGTCTTCGTTTTCTTTCTCCCAAGCCAATGAAACAACATCGTCCATAGAATCCGTAAAACTAAAAAAATCGGAGTTCTGAATTAACTCAAATTCTAACGAGGTATTTTTCAGTACTCCAACTTTCTTTATAAATTCAAGTTCAGGTGGTTTTGGGTAACCGTTAGATGGTTTTGAGTCCCAAGATTCTCCCCAAACGTTTTTAATATCGTCAGAAAAAATAAATTCATACATATTATCACCTTTATAATTAGGACCTAATCCATTTACATAAACTAAGTGAATCATAAAATTTGACCTTTAGGTGTGATTTTATATTGTCTGTTGTTTATTTCAAAAACTAAATTTTTCTTATTAGTTTTACCTACTAAAGTTGCTGATTTTTTTTCTTGTAAAAATTTTCTTGAAGCAATTTCTTGTTCAATATTCTCAGACAATCTTTTTATTTCGCTATTACGTTTACTGATTCTTTCTTTATGTTCTTTGATTCTTTGTTTCGATAAATCGTCATTATACTTTTTTTCAGATTCGTTAACGTTAAAATACTTCATAAGAACATTCTCAATCTTAGCTTCCATAAAGATAGAGTCAGCAATTTTACCTACGTGGTTAAATTCATCTTCTTCTTCACTAAACTGACCTGGTGTCATACCTTTCATAAGTGTTTTATCAGCGATGTCTTGAGCTAAGTCACTCCAAGTTTCACCAATTTCACCAAATCCAATTGGTTCTTCATCTTCAACCTCATCTGCAGGGATTTCCTCTTCTTCACTTCCAAATTCTTCTTCATCACTGAATTCATCAGAATCCATTTCCTCGTCCGCTTCAATACCTTCAAATTTATTAAGAATATCTTCTCTATCATCCTCATCAAGATTGTTTAAATCTAACGCAGAAATAATTGAATTAATAACATACTTAATATCTTTTGAAGACATTTGATTTTCTTCATCAGAATTAAGAGCTCTTAATTTTTGACCTAATTTACCTGTAAGTTTTTGGATTAATTTAAAAGTAACCACTTCATCTTTATCGTCATCTCCAACTGGTTCTGTGGTACCTTCTTCTCCGCCTTCCATATCCATATCATCCATTGGTGGTTCTGGCATATCCATATCATCCATTGGTGGTGGTGGAACATCTCCTCCTTCTGCAGGTGGTGGTGGAGATGGTAATGTTGCCGCAGGTGCTGCTGGTGCAGGTGGCGCGGGTACATTTTCTACGTCTTCGGTAGGGTTAGTATTTTTTTTTTCTGCGTTTGGTGTTTTCAAAACGAATTTCTTTTGTTCAGAAAACAATGAAATACCTTCTTTGTTGTCGTGTAAATCATTCATCTCTTTAGCCATTAAGTTTAATCTTTTTAAAGCTTGAGAATATGAATTAAAGTATTTTCTATCTTGAATAGGTGCAATATATCCTGTTTCAGATTCAGAAATGGTTTGTTTTATAATGTAACCAGATTTCTCTCTTACTATTTGATATTCATTTCCGTTAGCAAGTGTTAAACTATACTCACCTTTGGACGTTTCATTAATTGATGAAGGAACGTTTTCTCTGAATTTAGATAATTCAATTATTCTTTGAATCTTATCCATTCCTTGAAGTTTTTCACTTCCTAGTGGTTTTAAATCTCCCATTGTATTGTTAATTTAATTTTTTTCTTATTTATTAGTCTCACTTAAGTTAGGGGTATTGACTATAATATTTTTTTCTTTATAAATATATCAATATACCTATTATTTCATTAGTCGTTTATCTTATTTTCCATAGATAAACGTTTATTTAGTAATTCATTTTCAAAATCAAACAATTTTTCAATATAACCATTTCGTCTAAGAACTTTAAAAACTAAGTTTTCTGTTGAGTATTCCCCTCCTCTATCTAATCCACATTGTCTAAATTTTTTAATCTTGGCTTTATATTTACGAACCATTTTTTTTGCATCATCTATATCTTCATCTGATGCGTTTTCAATTACGTCATCAATAGTTTTCATCCACATATTAGATTTTTGTGTAATTTCTTCTTTATTAATTTCCACGTTTTCTTTTTTCGGTTTATTTAACCACTCATCAAACAATATAGAGTATACACCTGCGCTTTTATGTCTAGGTTCATCCTCATCTTGAGCATACAATTCAACATCATAATTTTTTATTTTAATGTTGAATCTTGTATTAAATAACATTTTTTTTAAATTAAATAATTTTTCGTATAACTCTTTGGTGCCTTTAGGAAATTGTTTATAATCTACTAATAAGTGTAAGTCAAAATCTGAATATTTAGACCAATTATAGTTAGTTAATGAACCTGTTAAAATAATATCGCTAACAAATAAGGGGACATCTAAAAATTCTATGAATTGGTAAGCAATTTCTAAAAGTTGTTCTCTTATCTCAGGTTTTATTGTTTCATCACCTTTTTCAGATAAAATCCAAATCGCAGGATTTAGTTCATCCTGTAATAAAAAACTTTTTAAAATATTTTGATTAAACTCCATAACAATAAATACCTAAAAATTTAACTTTGTTAAACCTTTTTGTATTTATGCGTTTTTGAAATGTTTGAATTGAAAAACTTACCTTGTGATTCCGCCATTCTAAATTGGGTGTAAGTTTTATGTTGAACGTCTTCGTATTCGTATCTTGTTCCGTTTTTAAATTCTACGACTAACTTACTTGTCTCTGTGTCGTATTCGGCTCTTACTAAATTACTTGAGTCAATCTCGTTAATAATTTTAGTACCTTCAATAATTTCTCTTTTAATTGACATAATGTATTAATTAGGATTGTTTAATGGAGTTTCATCATCAATTTGTTTCATCTCTCTTTTAAGATAATCTACAAACTCGTTATGGTCAATATCAAAATACATTCTAATCTCATTAAATAATCTTTTATGTTCTTGACTAAATTGTTGATAATAAGCCATTATATCATTTGGATAATATGGCGGTTTTTCTAAATCCTCCTCTGACCACCCTTCTCTTTTAAAACAATCTCTGAGTTTACGGTATATAGATTGTAATTCTTTATCCGCATTTAGTTGTTTAATATATTTTTCAAAAGGTCTCATACCGATAAATATATTAAAAACAAAAAACCCCCAATCAAGGGGGGTTTAATTTAAGACCTTAGTTTTTTTAATTCGTCTCTAATTTCGATTGCTTTTTCAAAATTTTGTTCATCAATCATTTTCTTAAGTTCTAATTCTAATTTCTCAAGTTTTTCTTGATTTTTTTCAAAACCTTTAATCTGGTCTCTTAATTTAACTGCCGACTCAAAATCCTCATTCTCGATTGCAACTTCTAATTGTTTTTTCAATTTTGTTAAACCGTTCTTTTCATTTGATTCAGGTTTAAACTTTTTACTAAAAGTTGTAATTTGAAGTGAGCCGTCTTCACTTTCATAAACCTGTTTATCCCAATTATTTAAATCTAAATTAGATTTCCAACTTGAATTAAATTTATTGTCAAATTGGGACATCATTTTGTCGAAGTCTCTAAAAAAGTCATTAAAATCTCTTCCAAACATAATTTTTTAATTTTTTAGTTTAATTTATTTTTTATTTTCAATATTTCTATCTAAATTTGTTCCATAATAACAATAAGAGAAAAATTGTCACAAGTCAAATACCTTATATGACTTTTTGTCATACATAAATATTTTGATATGACAATTTGTCAAATGTTGAATTTTTAGAATAATTTTAGTATCTTTGTATAAAATAACGAATATATGATAGAGTCAATGGATAACGAAAACCAAAAAGAAAACAAAAGAACCTCAGATTCATCAACACCCGCGTTAGACAATTTTAGTCGTGATTTGATTAAGTTGGCGGAACAAGGTAAATTAGACCCTGTTGTTGGTAGAGAAAAAGAAATTTTGCGTATCGCACAAATTCTTTCTCGTAGAAAGAAAAATAACCCAATTATCATAGGGGAACCAGGTTGTGGTAAAACCGCAATCGTTGAAGGTTTGGCTATGAAAATATATGAGGGTGACTGTCCAAGGAATCTAGCCGATAAACGAATCTTATCTTTAGATATGACATCTATTGTTGCTGGTACAAAATATCGAGGTCAATTTGAGGAAAGAATGAAAGTTGTAATTGAAGAGTTACAAGCTAACCCTGATATTATCATTTTTATTGATGAAATTCACACTATTGTAGGCGCGGGTAACTCATCAGGTTCATTAGACGCTTCTAATATCTTTAAACCAGCACTTGCTCGTGGTGAAATCCAATGTATTGGAGCGACTACTTTAGACGAGTACCGTAAAAACTTTGAGAAGGATGGGGCTTTGGAGCGTCGTTTCCAAAAAGTAATTGTAGATGGGGCGACTAAAGAAGAGACTTTAGTTATTCTACAAAACCTAAAAGATAGATATGAGAATTTCCATAAAGTGTCTTTTAGTGATGAAGTACTTCAAACTTGTGTTAATCTAGCTGAAAGATATATCACAGATAGAGAATTCCCTGATAAGGCAATTGATATCTTAGATGAGGTTGGGGCTCGTAGTCAGGTCGATATTAAATTACCTGAGATTATTGAAGAGTTGAAATTGAAAGCTCTTGATATTAAAAATCAAAAGGTTGAGGTTGTTAAAAGTCAGAAGTACGAAGAGGCCGCTCAACTTAGAGATAAAGAACGAAAAATTACTTCTAAACTTGAGGAAGAGAAAAAGAAATTTGAGGATAGTCTAATCACTAAAAAGAAAGAAGTTAGTTTAGATTTAGTTTATGACGTAGTTTCAAATATGACTAAAATTCCCGTTAGTAAACTAAATGCTGACGATACAAAAGCTTTAGTTGACTTAGACTCTAATCTAAACAAAAAGGTTATTGGTCAACCTGAAGCGGTTAAACGTATTGCAAAATCAATCCGTAGAAATCGTTTGGGTATTAAAGACCCAAATCGTCCAATTGGTTCATTTATTTTCTTAGGGTCAACTGGTGTTGGTAAAACTTACTTGGCAAAACAATTGGCGAGAGAAGTATTTGGTAGTGAGGATAACCTTATCCGTGTGGATATGTCCGAGTACCAAGAGAAACACACCGTATCTCGTTTAATCGGAGCTCCTCCAGGATATGTAGGATATGATGAGGGTGGACAATTAACTGAACAAGTTAAAAACAAACCTTATTCTGTAATCTTGTTTGATGAGATTGAGAAAGCAAACAAAGATATCTTCTCATCTTTACTTCAAATGTTAGATGATGGTCATATGACTGATGGATTAGGTCGTAAGATTAACTTCAAGAACTGTATCATCATTATGACATCAAACTTGGGAGTTAAAAAATTACAGGACTTTGGTAACGGTGTTGGGTTTTCAAATTCAAACAACGCCTTTGTTAATGAAGAGTTAAGAAAACAAACTCTACAAAAAGAATTGAAGAAATTCTTTGCACCTGAGTTCTTAAATCGTATTGACGATACCATCATCTTCAATAGTCTTGGACAAAACGATGTTGATAAGATTGTTGCGATTGAATTAGATAAGTTAAAAGTTCGTTTAGATAATATGAAGTATAATATCACTTTTGATGAGTCAATTTCTAAAATGATTTCTAAAGTAGGATTTGATGAAATGTATGGAGCTCGTCCTTTAAAAAGAGCGATTCAAGATAAAGTGGAAGACTTCATTTCTGAAGAAGTTCTTAAAGGAAATCTTAAAGAAGAAGTTAAGTATGTCCTAATAACCGAAGATGGTGAAAATGTAACCATCCAATCTAAAAATAAAAAAGGGGTTTAATACCCCTTTTTTTATGACCAAATTTATAAAGCATTAAAAAACCCCTCCGAAAGAAGGGGTTATTTTTTTACCAGTATCTAAACGATAAGGATTTTTGTTTTTCGTGAGTGTATTTTTGATACCCTAACAATTCAATCATTTGTTTACCAACATCAATACCGTTAAACGTATCTTCCACAACCACATATTCGTTTTTAGTATGATAATCGTAATACCCTATTGAAATATTAATACAGGAGAAATCAAATTTAGTTTTCAATGCGTAAACATCAGTATATGGATGTATCATATATTTTCGGTTACTCATACCTTCAGTGATTACTTTATCACATTTTTCAAAGAATTCACTGTCTCTGTCAAATAATTTAGCACCATAACAAGTTTCTGTTACCATCCAATTTTCAGGTGCGTCGAACTGAATTGCATATCCTACGTTTGTGAAGAAACTTGGGTCCGCCATTTTTGAACCGTGACAACCTGTTTCTTCAGATACAAAGAATGCCGCTTTAAGATTTGGTAATTCTTTTAGAAGTTCAAAACAAGCAAAAACTCCACACTTATCATCACCTCCAATACCTGTTGGGTTACCGCTATCATTATACGCTTTAAGTGATAGTTTTAATTCACCCTCAGTATTTGGTAACATTTCTTCTCTAACATTGATAGTGTCTAATTCGTGGACCGTATCGGTGTGTGCAATAACACAAGGAAAAACAAAGTCTTCAGGAAGTTCTCCTGTTTGTTTTATCGCATAAACATTTAAATGTTCGTCAACGTAGTGTTCAATATTATTGGACTTTAACCAGTCAACAATAAATTGAACCATTAAATCTTCTTGATATGTGTGGGTAGGTACTGATAGAACCTCCTTTAGTAACTGCAAATCTCTTGCCATAATTTTAGTTTGTTAGACACAAAGATAGGCATTTTATTTTAATCAAACAACTCTGGATGATATAAAAAATTATTAAATTGTTCTAAATCGTAATTCCCTTTCTTAAAATCCATAGTACCCTTTGCTTTATACTCAACTTCAATTTTATTATTTTCAGGATTAACTCTTATAACTTTGAACATCATTTTATTTTCATCTTTTGGTCTACCATACCAAACATTATACTTAAATTTTTTACCTATGAGTGATACTATTTTTTTATAATCATCTAAATTAACAAACTTTTCATCATCCTCCATATCGGATATGATAGACTCTAATTGATATTTCACACTTCGATTAAATGAAGTAGAATCAAATTCATTACTACCCATATAATCGTACATATTATTCCAATAATCACCATCAACTGACTTATCGTGACCAACTTTTTTTAATAACGTAAATAAGTCACTATTTTTTTCTCCGTACTTATCGTACAATTTAATTAAATTATCAACCGTTGTCATATATTTGTAAAAACAACCTTGGGTGTTGTGAATACCGTTTTCTAAAAATATATCACATAATTCCTTATTTATTTCCTTTTCCATAGAATTCTTCATTCCTGAGTCCATCTCAACTTCATAATCACCTATAATATAATCAACTCGTTTACTAAACAAATCATTAAGTAATCTACAAAATTCTATCGCCTGACTATCGTCTTGTAAGTTTAGATTTGGAGCTACTAATCTTTTAATTTCCTCCATTAATTCTTTATTCTCATTATCAAAATAAGGAAACACATAACCTTGACTCCAATCTTCCTCGGCTCTGTAATTGTCAAATAATTCCAAGTTACTATATGATGAATATAAATTATTTAAAAACCAAATATCGTCATCTGATAAGTCAAACAATCTAAAATATTGTTCATCATTTTCAAATTTTAGACTAATAATACCATTATCTCTAACATTAAAAATTAACTCGTCATTTAAACCTTTACCATCAATTAATCCCCTTTTAAACATATGTAGTTGCATATATAACCAATCGGGATTTGACTCTTTTAGTATTTTCATCTATATTTACTTTAACAATAAATACATTGAACATTTGGATATTTAAAAAACAAATCGTATCTTTGTACTGTTCTTTGAAAATATGGGGATGAATGGAATCGATTGGCATTGTTGCGTATCGGTGGCACGTCGGAACTGAATTAATTCCGTAAAAACTGATTCAAAACTGTAAACGGCAACGTTTTAGACAAAATGGCTCTATTAGGTCTTGTTAAACAAGATGAGCTTGTTTCTGTAGCGTAAGCACAAAAACATTCGGGTCGGTGGACTTACAACCTAGGAACAGAAGTCTTTATAGGTGTGGTTTCTATCTTAAAAGAAACAAGTGGAGGATTAGTTCTCAGTAAACCGAACCACTATAAAATAAGGGAATTGTGAATTTCGGAACATTAGAAAATGTTGACCTAAGCGTGTAGTCACTTATATGTAAAGTGAACAAGACGAGAGTTCGAATCTCTCCATCTCCACTAAATATTAAGGGGGTCCTAAAACCCCCTTAATATTTTTTAAACCAATTGACAATTTCTATGGATTGTCTATACTTATAATCTGACTTTATAATAAATCAAACTATAAAAACAACAAAAAACAAAAAATGAAAAACTTAATTTTCGCAATCGGTGTAGTAGCAGTATTGGCTTCTTGTGGTGGAAACACTAAAACTGAAGAAGTATCAACGACAGATTCAACTGCAGTTGTTACTGACTCTACAAAATGTTGTGCTGATTCTACATTGGTAGATACTGCATCGGTAAAGTAATTTAATTACTTAGCCAAAATGAAAAACCCTCAAATTTTTGAGGGTTTTTTTATTTAGAGAAAAATTTTAAAAATTCTTTGAGTTTTTCAATCAAATCTCCACCGTCAATTAAATCTTTAACTTTTTTACCGTTATATTCTTGATTTAATATATTATTAAGTAATTGATTTTCATCTCCACTACCACCCGCATAACTTTCTAATTCTTCATCAGATGCGTCCCCTTTATTTGAAACGTGTAAATGGTTATAGTGATTTCCTCCCGTATTTGTTTGCCATAATACCGCTTTTTGATTTCCTGATTCAGTATTCCAAGTGTACCCTAAATCAACTAACGCGTCTTTTAATCTGTTACCTAATTCTCTAAAAACGGGATTTCCATTTGAACTATTTGATGCTTTATTTGAACCTTCACCATCTAATATTGAAATATCAACCGCAACTTGTTTTGAGTGTCGACTAATATTACCTGTAACAGTATGTTCATCGTGTCCTGATTTTGCAGTGGTTATTGTTGCAACCAATCCTGCGGCTTTCGCGGCTTTGTCTAAATCATCCAAAAGACCTTTATTAACAGAGTCGTTTTTAGTGGCATCATTATCGTATTTTAAATTACTATAGCTAGTATCGGATAATTGCACCATTTCTAAAGTTTCGTTAATTTTCATTAACTCTTTAACTCTGACAATATTTTCATTTATTTTGTGATTCATATTCATAAATACTTTAGTTAAACTAAATCTATAAAAATTCTAAAATTTTCATTCATCCAGCTAGGCAAATTACTATCAGGATTATCTAATTGAAAGTTACGGTCCCATTTATCATAAGTTTCTGTAACCGCATCTTGAATGTCCCCATATTCGTCATAACCACCAAATCCTGACTCAATAAATTCTTCATCAACAAATCCGATTAACTCTTCAACATCATATTCAATATTTGGGTCAACTTCTTTAACCATAAAAGTTATGTTTAAATGAATGTATTCTTTAAACGTACTAATATAAATCTTTGGGATGAACTTACCTATAATTTTAATATTATTATTTTTATAGTTAGATACTCTAAGGGTTTGAATATCTTGTAAGTTATGTAATAATTCAGATTTAAACGAATTAGTTAAGTGTATTATGTCTTTAAATGGTATATCTCCATATGCGTAGAATATATCACCTGTATTTTGTTTTACATATGATACAACAACATAGTAATCCTCTAAAGAAAGATATTCAATATATTTATTAATTTCATTTTGTAAGTTAGTGCCGACAATAATTAAATTATAAGGTACATCACCTTCGTTTTCTAAATCAAAAACAACTTTAATATTTTTAACCTCATCAATATTAACATTAACGATTTTAATTATTAAACCTGGTGAATATTCTTTACCATCTATAAAATGTCGTATTAATTTCTCTATCCCGCTTATCATATGTTATAAATACCAGTATTTATATTAAATTGAACTAAGAATGAAACTAATAGCACTTGCCAAAGCCCTTCAACCATTTATCCAAAAAAATGTTAGTTTAGAAGGTATATACAAAGAAATTTTAACAAACAAATCATTACCATTTACAACTATGTTAAAACCAATTGATTTAATTAAATTGGTTTTTATTACTAAAAAAATCTCAAATAATGAAGACCCTAGAGAAATGATGACTCAACTTGATAATAATCTTTTTGTATTTTCAACTGTGGAATTTGGGAGTGATAATCAAACTATTGATTGTGAATATTGTATGGGGGATGGAAATTATGAGTGTACATCTTGTGACGGTACAGGTGAGGTGGATTGTGACGAATGTGATGGTTCAGGTGAAGATGAAGAAGGAGATTCTTGTCACGAATGTCAAGGCGGTGGTAAAGTAGACTGTAATAATTGTAGTGGAGAGGGTAATGAAGAATGTGATTACTGCGACGGAAAAGGGTACACCGATACCGATGAATACATCCCATATGACATTGGGTATTATGTTTCATACGATACTCAACTTAAAACTACCTTAGAACAGAATTTATTAAGAAATGATACTGAAGACCCTGAGTTTACGTCTAAAAAAACTTTTTTACTATCAGTAGATGAAACTGGAGTTAATGAAGGTCAAAGTGAGTCAATTAGAAGTGAATTTGCGGAAACTACACAACTATTAGAAATAAGCGATGAGGATATTGCTGAACAATTAGTTTACGGTAATGGAAGAATTCTTTATTCAGGATTTTTTGATAGTCTATCTGAATTTATGTAATTATCTCTCTAAGTGTCCCATTAAAACACCTCCTATTGCAGTTGCGTGAACTTGAAGATGATTAATAGACTCCATATCAAGTTTGGTTTTTCTTTTAGTATAATCTAAACCTAATGTACCAATAAACTTATTATCAATTGTTTTGATGGCGAATAAATAACCTGATTTACAGGTAGTATCTTCGGCTATGTACTTTAAACCGTAAGTTGCAATTGTCTCATCTTTATAATCAGGTATCTCAATAACATCATTATCTAATAGTTGATTAATTGATTTACTGAATAAATTAACAGGTATGTTTTGGAAATTTAATTGTACTGAATTTGTATTTTGTGAAACTGACTCGTAAATGATACTGAACTTAGCCATAGATTTACCTGTTGGGTAAAAATGACCCCCATTATGAAACTGTGTAATCCAAACTCTATCGGCTTTAAACTCTTCTTTAATGTGTTCTATTTTTGACGTGACTAATTCGCTAACTTGTAGAGCTTCTTTAACCATATCAGGTTTTTCTTTCTTTTCTAACTTATTTTTAACGTATAATAACGCTAATGGTCCTATTACACCCGTTATAAAGGCTACAATTACTTCACTTGACATCAATATGTTCTTTTTAAAAATTAATTTATTATAAATATATCTGTATAAAAAAAAAATACGACATAATGTCGTATTTTAAAGTTTTTCAAATTTTGGTTTAACCAAATTCCATATTATATGGTCATACGGTTTTCTATCCCACATAGCAAAACAGATTGATTTTACTTTAGGATGTACTTTACAAAATTCTAAATGTTCCGCAAATTCTTTTTTAGTAGGTTCAACTTCTCTATCACCATACTTACCGTATCTGAAATAATCGTGTACTTTACCCGCATATTCAGAATAACGATAGAAGTTATAATTTAAATCCTGAACGTACATTTTTACTTTTTTGTAGAATTCGTCAGGAACATCTTTCAAGTAATCCTCCATTTTACCACCAGTACTCAATACTTCCCAAACACCTGTAGTAGATAGGTTAGTCATTATCTTATGAAGACGAAGGTATTCCTCCCCTTTTATCTTCATTCTATCTCCATTAGAAAACCGAACAACAAACCCTTCTTTATTATCCGCGATTGCGTGTTTCAAGTAAGAATAGTCAGATATACCATCATACTTTCTAACGATATTAAAACCCAAGTTATTCAAAAGATTTTTGAATCTAACATCATCATCATTACCTGAGTGAATATTAACTTCATAACCACTTTGAGTATGTATCATCCCCAACAAAACCAAGTCCTCAAAATCGTAAGTACAAACTATTCTATTTTCAGGATAGATTACCTCAAATAAATAAGTGTAATCAGGATTCAATCTGTTATAGTCGTATTTCTGAAGTAACTCAGTACCTTTAACTGATTGGTCGGAAGTAAAAGAACCACGAGTTGCAAGTACCCATTCTCCTTTGTAATTAAATAGGATACCCAAAGAACCATCCATTTTTTCGTAAACATCAAACTCTTCAGTTGGGGTATGTTGTTTTTCTTCTATGTTGAAGAACTTCTTGAACGGTCTTGCAACTACATTACCTTCATTGTCGGTAACCAATCCACGGCATTGTTTAGTTATTTCATCCCAAAACTTATATTGGTTATTACCTTCACCGTATTGAACCTTTGGAGTGTAGTTCCATATAGTCAAAGGAAGAGTAGGGTGCACTTGTTTTTGCACCAACTCATCCTCATAATATTTGTTCAATCTTTCTAACATTCTACAAAGGTAATACTTTTTTTTTAATTACCAACTATCAACGTCGGTTAAATCCAATTCTGTTCTGGTATGGTGACTGTAAACCACAATACCACTACCAATCCCTGTTGGACTTATTTTCCAAGTGAATAATCCATATTCACCATAAATTGCCTTAATGTGAGCTAACCACTCATCATACATTTTCTGTTGTTTCTCGTTGAGTTCCTCGTGTATTACGGTTTTTCTCGTATTCTTTCCTCCCATTACATTTTGTATTTTCGTTTATTTTCCAAAGTTCTTTTCCACCATTTTTCATATGACAGTTGTGGGGTTTGTCCAATCTTTTGGAGACCCCCACAATCATATCATTATGTTTATTCCTCACAACCCAAGGACATTCTTTACAAGCCATTATCCTACAACCCCCTTTAGTTCATCTGTGTGATGGTCGTTATCCATTTCAGACACTTTATCTCTGTGACGTAATAATGGGACTACTTCTCTCATAATGTTGTAAGGTCGGAACTCAGGGTGTCCATCCATACCTACATCCATACGTTGTCCTTTACCAAAACGTAAACTTGTTGGTAAGTGACAATGTCCGTGAAGGTGCATAACACCTTTGTTTAAACCATCCCAAGAACTAA